TGAAAACCATCCCAATAGAAAAACAACTACAGTCTATCAATATAGCGGATGGCCTAGATCAAGATGTCCTAAATGACATTTCGCATCAAGTATCAATGGGCTACGAAATCGATGTCTCTTCTCGTAAAGGATGGATGGAGAAGAATGAGGGATACATGAAACTAGCCGCACAGTTTAAAGAAACAAAATCTTGGCCGTGGGAAAATGCAGCTTCAGTTAAATACCCGCTTCTTTCAATCGCTAGTTTACAATTCGCAGCTAGAGCACACCAACAACTTGTTCCTAATCAAAAAGTAGTCAAAGGAAAAGTCATTGGCAAACCTTCTGACGAGAAAAGGGCAAAAGCAGAAAGAATTAGTCAACACATGTCTTATCAAATCCTTGAAGAAATGGATAACTGGGAAGATGAAATGGATAGGCTTTGTCTCGTTATTGCTATTTGCGGCAATGTCTACAAAAAAACCTATAGAGTGCCGGGTAAAAACGTATCTGAACTCGTATTAACACAAGACTTAGTGGTTAATTATTATGCTAAATCTATTGAACAAGCATCAAGAAAGTCACATATCTTGTTGTATTATAACAATGAATTAGAAACTGCTTATCGTTCTGGTGAATTTTTACGCCCAGAAGACGATCTCCCTGTTCCTCAAATGATGAGTAAGGACAAAACAGGCGATGAAATAAAAGGCGAAAAACCACCTGAACGCGATGAAGACGCACCGCATAGATTAATTGAGCAACATTGCTTTTATGATCTCGATGGTGACGGATATAAAGAACCAGTTATTATTACCTTCCACGAAGAATCAGGTATTATTCTAAGAATAGTTGCAAGATATTACGCGAAAGACATTACCTTCAATGGCAACGAAGTTGTTAAAATAAACCCTGAAGAATATTTTACTAATTTCATATTTGTTCCTAGCGTAACAAGCGGTGTACATGGACAAGGATTTGGGTCGCTTTTAGGCTCAATGAATGAAACAGCTAATTCTATTATTAATCAACTACTTGACGCAGGGACACTAAGTAATCTGCCTTCAGGTTTTATCGGTCGAGGCGTAAAAGGGGCTAAAGGTCGGATGCCATTTGCACCCGGCGAATTTAAGCAACTCAATTCCTCTGGCAGTGATTTAAAAAATAACATTGTCTTAATGCCAACGAAAGAACCCTCTGGCACGATGTTTAGTTTATTAGGCATGATGTTAGATGCTGGCAATCAATTATCTTCTGTCACTGATTTAATGAGTGGTAAGTCACCCGGTCAAAACCAACCTTATTCAACCACCTCTGACTTGCTTCAACAAGGACAGATGGTATTTTCTTCTATTTACAAAAGACAGCATCGTAGTTTAAAGAAAGAGTTTAAAAAGTTGTTTGAACTCAACAAGTTATATGTAGATGAAGAAGAATATTTTGAAATACTAGACTCTACTGATGAAGAACGCGGTAAGATTAGCGGATCAGACTATCAGGAAGATACCGATGTAATGCCAGCTAGTGATCCCACTATTTCAACGAATCAAGAAAAATTAATGAAAGCCGAAGCGTTAGGCTCTTTTATGCAGATGGGAACGGTCAACGCACAAGTTGGCACAAGACGAATATTAGAAGCGCAAGGCCAAGAGGGCATTGATGAGTTAATGACCATGCCTGAGCCACAACCTAATCCTGAGCTTATGTTAAAGGAAAAAGAGCTTGCTATTAGAGAAATGGAAGTAATGGGCGGCTTACAACTCACCGCCGCTAAAAACGAAGCACAGGCAGCGAGAGACAACGCTGCAACAGTATTAACCTACGCTAAAGCACAAGCAGAAGGCGACAGAATTAAAATAGAACAGTTTAAAGCACAGATGGACACCGCGCACAAAGAAGCGGACAGAACAGCTAAAGAATTTGAAGTTCAGATGAAAGCATTAACCGAGAAATACAAAGCAGACAATACGAGAGAGTCAAGACCGAGTGCCGAAGAATAATTTTTTAGATTCTATTATGAATAGCTCCCAAGTTATGAGTGAAGAAGATTCAAATAATTACTTTAAAGAGGGTGATGGTAGATGGGCTGAGACATTAAGAGGCGGCGACTCACCAACAGGAAACCCTATGATATTTATAAATCATAGAAAATACAAAAAAGAGACTGGCAAGACTTTAAGTAAAAACGCAATAAGAAAAACGCAATTAAGTGAATCACTACATAATTTAAAAGACGTAGACCCAGAAAGATATAATAAATTATTAGGATCAGCCATTCAAAATGAAGGATATGTTCGTTGGGCTAAAGAGTCTTATAAATATAGCCAAGATTCAGGAGAAAAAAGATCGTTTAGCGACTGGCATACAGTTTCAAGATTCGATCAAGTTATTGGCGGCTATTTATTTGCTGGCGATAAAGATTTCCCAACAATGAAAAATTGGAGTAGAGACAAACTGCCTTACGGAAAGAATTTTATTAAAGAACTTGAGTTATTAAGGAAAGATTTAGAATTAGATTAACACCGCCCTCAAAGGAGGAATAGATGGAATACCGAGAATGGTTATCATTAGAAGAAACGATTTCTTTTAAAAAGAAATTAGAAGATCGTGTGGAAGAACGCAGAGATAGCTGGTCTGCTGGTTTATTTACCGCAGAAACAGCCGATGGCACGTTACAGAAGAACTCAGAGGCGATTGGTTATTCAACCGCTTGTTTAGATATTTTAGAATCATTAACTCTAGGAGAGATAGATGAAGATCAAAGTGAAGGGGTATCGGGTACTTATTAGACCTGATGACATACAAGAAGTAACAGATTGGGGTTTTGAGTTAAATTCAACAGAAGACGCAAGCAGACGAGAACAAAATGCTCAAAATGTTGGAACAGTATTAGATATTGGGCACATTGCTTTTAAAGCGTATGACCCTGATAGAACACAAGATAAATGGTATAAATGGTGTGAAATTGGCGAGAAAGTCATTTACAACATGTACTCCATGAAACTTGTCCCAGACCCAGAAAACAAAGACAAGAAACTAGCGATTGTCTCAGATGATGACATTTTAGGTAGTTTTGAAGAAGGAGAAGAATAATGAACGAAGAAGCACTAAAAGAAGCCTATGTTTCACATGAAACAAAAGAAGACGTTGTGCCTTATGTATCAAATGAACCACAAGAAATTAAAGATGCGGCAGGTTCACAAGGTTGGACTGATTTTAATAAATGGGTAGAAGACGGGAAGGACGCGAAAGAATGGCGACCTGCATCTGTCTTTATTGAGCGAGGCGAATTATTTAAGCAACATGCCTCATTAAAAAAACGCTCAGATGAATTAACAAGTCAACTTAAAGTATTAGGCGACCATAATAAAAAGATGGCGAAAGTTGAGTATGATAAAGCGGTAAGAGAATTAAAGTCTGAAAAATTGCAAGCACTTGAAAACCAAGATCATCAACGAGTCATGGATATTGATGAAGAACTTCTTCAAGTTAAAGAGGTTGTTAATGACCCCATTAATCTTGAAGATATTACCTTTGATGTATGGCAGGCAGATTCCGCACATGATTGGTATAAAGATCCTGTTATGCGCCAACAAGCTGATGCAGCAGGATCAACTTTCAGACAAGATAACCCAGAAGCACTAGCATCAGAAGTTTACGCTTATGCCGAAGATTATGTGAAAAAACAAAACCCGCAACAATTTAAAATAAAAGATGTAGCTTATTCTAAAGTAGGCTCGTCTGAAAGAACCACTGGGGATGCCGGTGACAATAAGGAAAGGTTGCCTTCAATAAAATCAATGCCATTTGAATTTAGAAAAGTGGCGGAAAGTTTTGAGCAACAAGGGATTATGTCTGTTAAAGACTATATGCAGCAAACAGCCGATGTAGCTAAATCAGAAGGCAAAACACTAGACGAGTACATTAGATCATTAGGACTATAGGAGAAAAGACATGTGGAACAAGAAAGAAGAAACACTAGACAAACGCTCTAAAGAATACAGAGATTTAAAAGAGCAAGAAATAAGAGAAGAGGCGGTTAAGGCAGCAAACACCGTTACGCTTGATGGTCAAAGACCTAAATCAATGAACATGGCGGAACTAGCTAATGATCGCCCAATAAGAAAGAAAACGGCAGGAGATGCCGACATTATCGTTACTCATAATATTCCAGATCATTATGTAGCGAGAGTGGTAAATGAAAGAAATGTTCAGAAAAAACTCGATCTTGGATATTCATTTGTCAACGATCAAGGTGTCATAGTTGGCGATGAAACAACCAATAGGAGTCGTCGTCCCATATCATCCAAATCAATGATTGTTAATAAAGATGGTGGAAATGGTAACCCAGAGATTGGTTATCTAATGATTCAGCGAAAAGAATGGTATGAGGAAGACAAAAAAATAAAAGCGAAAGCAGTCGATAGGACTGTCGAGCAACTACGAGAGAATGATAAAGGTGAAGGTCGGTACGGCGACGGTTTAAAAACCGCGTAATATTAGATCGACCGTTATCTTCTCTTAAATTTAATTTAATTTGGAGTAAATAAAATGGCGAATAAAGATGCAGCAAACGGTTTTAAACCCGTTATGCACTTAAATGGTAGCCCTTATAACGGTCAAAGCCGGTTATACTTCTCTACAGCAGACAATCTATTCATGGGCGACCTTGTAATAGTAGCTGCTGATCCTGTTCTACATACTAACGGTGGTGTTTACCGTGAAGTAGACAGGGGCGCAACAGGTGACCGTATATACGGTGTTGTTGTTGGCTGGGAAGTAAACCCTACCGCACTTGGTAATTTATATCATGCCGCAAGTTCAACTTACGGTGTGCATATTGCTGATGCAGACGACCTTATATTTGAGGCTCAATCTAACGATGCGACAATGGTGAAAACTGATGTCGGATTAAACGTGGACTTTGTAGTGGCAGCAGGATCAACCGCCACAGGTCTTTCTAACATGGAAATTAATGGCAGTACGGCTGCCGCAACCAATACCCTTGACTTAATACTCTTGGAAATGGTTGCGCGTCCTGATAACGACACTTCTGATTCAGTAGCGTCACAGAGATTCCTTGTGAAACTTAACAAATCAGGCTGGGTTGACCAGTTAGTGGGGGTGTAGTATGAGTATTTCTAGTGCTAGTTTTTCAAAATTACTATGGCCCGGTCTTAACTCTATTTGGGGCGACAATTACAATCGTTGGCCTAATGAGTATCTGGGATTGTTTACAAAAGAAACCGATAGTCGGCGTTATGTCGAAGATCAGCTAGTGTCAGGCTTAGGTCTGCTTTCAGCTAAACCAGAAGGCGCACCAATAATGTATGATACTGCTCGTCAAGGCTTTACACAGCGTTATGTGCATAGTGTTTATGCTTCTGGTTTTGTTATCACACGTGAAATGTTTGATGATGACCAATACGGCGTAATGGGTAAGAAAGAAACACTTAACCTGAATGAAGCTGCGATGCAAACGACTGAAACCGTTTGTGCGAATGTTTACAATCGTGGCTTTAATCCTGCCTATACCTTTGCTGATGGCGTGGAGTTCTTCTCTACTGCTCATGTAAATGTAGCGGGTGGAACTTTCCAGAACGAGCTTACAACTGCGGCTGATTTATCAGAAGCGGCTGTTGAGCAAGCCTGTATCGACATAGGTAAGTGGACAGATGATCGCGGCTTAAAAGCAGCGCTTAAACCTGTGAAACTATGTGTCCCTGTAGAACTGAGATTTGAAGCCGAAAGACTTCTTAAAACAGAATACAGAGTGGATACTGCTAATAATGATATTTCCGCTATCTACCATATGGGTATGTTCCCACAAGGTTGGAGCGAAAATCATTACTTAACAGACCCTGATGCGTGGTTTATCCGTACTGATGCGAAAGATGGTGCGAAATACTTTGAACGGGATGCGTACCAATTTTCCCAAGATAATGACTTCGAAACAGAAAACGCTAAGTACAAAGTACGTGGTCGTTTCAGCGCTGGTGTCACAAATGTCAAGACCAGCTTTGGAAGTCCTGGCGCGTAACCTGTTGATTTGTATAGAGTTTTATAGAGATATGAAACGATAGACAATGACACTAACATAGTGGGGTTAATAGCCCCACTTTTTTTAAATCTTTTGAACTGTAGAGATTTCCCGAAAGGGCGATACTCTCGTTCTACAGGAGAATACAATGAGTTCTAATTCAAATTACCCTAATGGCTTTCTTGGCGGTTTAACCGTTCGAGGAATGCCTATTACTTTACTTCATCCCGGTAACATTTTCTGGGTGAATAATTCCAGTGTATTACCCGATAAAGGTATTGGTGGTTCTAATGGCAACAAAGGAACATATCATCAACCTTTTTCAACGATTGACTATGCTATCGGCAACTGTAAAGCCTCAAGAGGCGATATTGTTGCTGTAATGCCCGGTCATGCCGAAACTATTGCTGGCGCTGCTGGTGTAACATCTGATGTTGCTGGTGTCGCTATTGTTGGTCTTGGTACTGGTAGTTTACGACCGCAGATTACTTTCAGTGCGACAGCCTCTACTTGGTCTGTGACTGCTGCTAATCTTACATTTTATAACCTTCAATTTATTGCTGGTATTGCAGAAGTAGTTACGATGCACAATGTTGCTGCAACTGCTGATTGCATGTCTTGGGAAAACTGTTGGTGGACGGAAGGAACGGGCTTTAATTGGGTTAATGCTGTAACTATGGCGACAGGTGCTGATAATTCTAGTTGGGTAGGCTGTAAAGCTATTGGTGCTGATGCTAATAACGATGCTTGGATTACAGGTGTTGCTCATGATGGTTTTTATATGGATAACTGTTATGTCGCGGCTAACGTAGCACAAGCAGCGGCACATGGTCTTATAGACTCCTCTGGTAACATGACTAATGTTGAAATCAAAAACTCTAGCTTTCGATCTAACATCGATGCGGCTTTGTGGGTTGATTTTAACGGTGCTGCTAACGGTGGTGTTATTAAGAACTGTGTAGTTAGTTCACTTGATATTGCTGGTGCAACATCTACGGGCGACTTTTCAGGAGGTCATTTCTTTGAATGTTATGTCTCTGGTGAAGCCAATGCCTTTGGTGTTGTTGGTGGCGGTGGTGTTGTTTATAACGACGCATAATAAGTAAAATTAATATAGCCCTCGAAAGGGGGCTTTTAACAGCTACAGGAGAAGAAAATGGCTGCTACAACTACATTAACAACTTTATTAAACGGCACAAAGAAGCATATCGTTCAATGCGTGATTTTATCCGCAGATGCCTCAGAATTAACCGACTCAGTTATCTATGACTTTTCAGCAGATGCCGATGCCGGAACAGCCGCAGGTGTGAAAATCATATCGGCTAGATTTGAGAATCCAACCGCAGCAGGGCAAGTGTTTATAGAATTTGATGGTGGAACGGATGTCATGGCGGTGGGTTGTGGTGTCGGAGACAGTCATACGTCTGATTACAGATATTGTGGCGGTTTACGCAATAATGCGACTACTCCTACCGGCGATATAACAGTTAGCACATTAGGTTTAGCTATAGCAGACCAAATCACTGTTGTATTAGAAATAGAAAAGTCTTAAATGAGTATACAAAGGTATGTGGATTCTCCTGTTCCTGATGGGACGGGGGATATGCTCATTCTGACTACATCAACAAAATACAAATAACACGATCTCGTTTTTGGGGTCAATTCATAAAAAGGCGGTAATAAGTGGCTACGAGCGGAAGCACAGACTTTAGTATTGATCGTGATTCAATTATCGAAGAAGCCTTGCAAATAGTAGGCGTTTTAGGAGTGGGTGAAGCACCTACAGCCGCGCAACTTACTGATTATTCAAGAACTCTTAACTTAATTGTTAAATCTTTAATGGCAGAAGGGCTTTTATTGTGGACGATTGATCGCCTTGTAATCTTTCCTGTTCCAAATCAAGAATATTATACGATAGGGTCTGGTGGTGACAGGGTTTGTAAATACACTGATTACGTTAAAACAGAAGTAGCGACCGCCGCCGCAAGTGGCGCAACTACCTTAGTTGTTGATTCTATTGCTAATATGACAGCAAGCGACGTTATAGGCGTAGAACAAGACGATGGCACACTTCATTGGACAACTATTTCAGGAACACCCTCTGCTGCTACAATCACCTTAGCGGTTGCTTTAACGGCTGCTGTATCGGTTGACAGGCATGTTTACACCTATACGACCGCTATTACTGGTAAACCATTAAGAATTGAAGAAGGATTTATAAGACAGGACGGTGATAGTGATGTGCCTATTGAATTTATATCTCGTAATGATTACATGGTCTTAGCTAATAAAAAGAACGCAGGGCGCATAAATCAGGCGTACTTTAACCCACGAAGAGACTCTTCTGAAATATGGGTATGGGAAGTCCCTGATGGGAATTACCTGAAAGAAGTATTAATTATCACAGCACAATCTTTAATAGAAGATTTTGACACTGCTGCCGACACTTTAGATTTTCCTATTGAATGGGCTAGATTTCTAGTATGGGAATTATCAGCAGATTTAGGCTTTCATACAGGCGTTGAGTCAGCAAGGTTAAAAATGATTCAAAATAAAGCGGCAACATTAAAAGAGGACGTATCTAGTTTTGACGTTGAAATGGAGTCAATGTTTATGATTCCTGATTTTAATGGAAGCGCTTATAGACGATGAAAACACACCGCGTCCCTCTTTTTGGTTATTTTACGACAAGAGAATATTCAACAACCAAAGATCAAAGGTTTAAGAATTGCTACCCTGAAACTATTCGTTATGGTGATGAACCTAAAAACCAAATCGTAAAAAGACCCGGTTTAACTACCCATCATAATACAACACCTAAAACAGTTACGTTTACTAATGGCACAAATATAGTCAACCTAACGAGTCACGGTTACAGCAATACCCAGAAATTAACATTCACTACTACGGGCGCTGTTCCGGCAGAGCTAGTTGTAGACACGACTTATTATATAGTTAGCGCAAACACAAATGATTTTCAAGTATCCTTAACCTCTGGTGGTGCGGCAGTCACCTTTACAGATGACGGTACAGGCACTACGACTGCTAATTTTGTCGTTGTTGGTCGCGGAATGTATGGATGGGAAGATACAAATTCTTTATATTCGGTTATTGGGAATAGATTATACAAAGGAACGACTGATTTAAACTCAGGTGGACGATTTAATAATTCAACTGGAATAGCAAGATTTAATGAAGTTAGATTAGGTACGCCTGTTATTGTTATTCAAGACGGTAATGATTTATGGCTAGTTAATTCAAGTAACACAGTAACAGAAGTAGTTGATGAAGACTTCCCCGCTACAATAGTTCCCGGTGTAGCTCATTTAGACACTTATACGTTTGTAATGACTCCTGATGGAGCTATTTACAATTCAGATACTAATGACCCGACTTCATGGTCTGCTACAGCTTTTCTAACTGCACAAGTCGCACCTGATGAGGGTGTCGGGATAACACAACATTTAAACTATATTGTCGCATTTGGTAAATGGACTGTAGAGTTCTTCTTTAACGCAGGAAACGCCTCTGGCTCAGTATTAGACCCTAATGATGGACAAGTAATCCAATGGGGTTGCGCAGAAGGGAAAACAGTATGGAGTGGTGAGAATACCGTTGTTTGGGTAGGACGAGGAAGGGATGGCGGTAAGAACGTTATGATGTTAAACGGCCTTAGTCCCAAGATTGTATCTGATAAACCTATTGAAAAATTAATAGAAAACGAAGTTGATTTATCTGATTGTTATGCTTTTGCAATGAGAATAGGCGGTCATATTCATTATTGTTTAACTTTAAAAACAGCCGCTATTACGTTAGCCTTTGATTTAATTGACAAAGTTTGGTGGGAAGTATCATCTTATGATGGTTCTACCGAGACTTATTTCACAGGCGTTGACGCAGCATCCATTAATAATCAGTCTTATATTTTAGATGAAGATAACGGTAAGGTTTACCACTTTGACGTTGATGTTTATCAAGATGATTCGCAGATCATTAAAACTGAAGTTGTCACTAACCCTGTTGATTTTGGAACAAATAGAGCTAAATTTATCAGTCGTTTGTCGTTAATAGGCGATCAAGGGACTTCTACTGATAACATTACTATTGATTGGACGGACGATGATTATCAGAATTATAAAACATCTCGTACCGTTGATATGAGTAAGTCCGATCCGCATTTATCAGCATTAGGCTCTCATAACAGAGGCAGAGCTTACAGATTTAAACACGAAAATAACTCCCCTATGCGACTAAGCGAAATGGAATTTAACCTAAATATAGGCTTTAATTCTTAATGGCTATTAATGTTGGCCCACCACCAGAAGGAAGTGAATTTGACGCAAATTGGGCTTACTGGATAAGAAGGTGGTTTCTTAAAAGTGGCGGCGGTGCATCTGCGGGAACTTATAACGGGCTAGATTTTTCAGCTTCTAATATAGCGTCAATAGTCACTCGTAATCATAATAACTTAACGACTATAAGTGGTGGTGCTTCTAATGATTACTTTCACCTTACAGCAGCACAACACGCGCTCTTAGTTGGCTCTACAGACGCGATAACAGCAGGGACTACCCAAACTCAAGCGGGAGCAACTGCGTTGACCACAGGGGCTAATAGAGTCACTGTAAGCGCAGTTAATTTAGATGGTGTTAAGTTACCAACAGCTTTTGCTGGAGCAAGGGTTTTAGTTATGAATAAAGATGCAGCACAAACAATACAGATATGGCCTAACACATCAGATGCAATAGATGGTGGGGCAGCAGACGCAGTAGAT